GCTGGTCCATTGGCATTAAAAGCTTTAGCGACCGTAGCAGGAATTGATAGGTAGTGTATTTGTTGCTTTAGATGTAATCTTTTAATTAAATAAGGCAACTTATGTTCTCTGGCGCGTTTGCGTTCAGAAATGTGTTTTTCTCTTTCTTTTTCCTTAGCCTCATCGTCGCATGTAGCAGAAAGTATTTTGCTGTTGATCTTATGAGTAAGGTCTTCCGAATTTGTAATATCGCCGGCCAAAACATCAAATGTGGAGGTGTTAAAGTGATCAGCTATAAACGGGACATAGTGGATAACAAACTCTAAAGAACCATTTGGTTGAAAATTGAATTCATGGGTAACTGGTGTCATTTGTACAGTTACTGAGTTTCTTGATATTGCTGCATGAAGATTCGCATTGCCTGCAACTGTTCTCATCGGGGCGCGAACACCAACTTTCGCTTTAATGGCGAAATCCATTCTTGTGACGTCATCCACAGTGGAGCCGGCTCTTGGCATATTTGAATCCTCATCTCCTGCCCTACTGACAGAAGATGAAGCCATTTTGCCTTTTCCTTTTGTTGTTACAGTCTTTAGCGCTAGATCAATGTATCTGTATGGGGCGCCGCCAAGTACTGTTCCCCTAACTTTGAACAATTCCTCCATACTCGATGTGTAGATCTTTAGTGTGGCGCGCAAATCTTTCTTTGCGGCAAAAGGGTCGGTACCAATAAAGGATATATCAAATTGCTTTATCCCTGTGCCGGCGGATCTTTTTCTTTTGTTCGATAACATGCTATGCAGATCATTATTGAGGGCGGTACCCCACTCTCCAGCATCACTGGTGAATGTCGAGTCAAACTTTATCTCCGTATTAATGTTCTCGCCGGTTTGCTGATCAAAGGTTGTTTTAAAGAATCTAATTTCTGGCTGGAGATTAGCAATCTCTTCGGAGCGCATATCGAAGTATGCTTCCGTATCTGGATATACCAATAGCCTATTTATAAAATGGAACGGATCGTCATGGACCAAAATGCATGCGTTTGAAATGGTGTCGTTTGACTGAGGACTGCCTGCCACATAGGGCAGCTTTTTGTACCTACTTAATGTTTTATCTTTGTGCTTGATTATGTCGACCATTTTCGACGCTAAGAAACACTGTTCTTTGAAAGCAAAAGAGTCAGCGGTTGAGGTACCGGCTGAGCCAGATGCCGCCTGCTTGGCTTGCTCTGCCAAAGCCGCATCTCTTCGGCGGGCATTTGCGTTAATTGCTTCTTCATCGGGTTGTTCAGATGAGCCGGGATTAAGCGGGTCTGAATCGTCGGCTGCGGCTGGAGGGGCTGTTGTGGGATCTATGAGGTAACCAATTCTTGTAAGGAGATCGTCAGCCCAGAGTTCACCGACTTCTTGAGGTGAGCGTGCGTCTGAAAATCTTCCGAAGAGGTTTCTAAGTTCAGTTTCAGACATGTCTGATGGAGAAATAGCATCATATTCATCCACCAGACCGCCATATCTAGAGCTTCCGGCAAAATCAGCTGCCCAGTCTCGGATGCCGCCCACATTAACAGGTTCTCCAGCGTCATCTTGAAATTCCACACCAGGAGCAGTACTATCCCACCCTTGACGGGATCCTCCAAGAAAAGCTATTACTGCTTGGCGGATTTCTTGTCTAGTAAGCGGATTCTCGGGATCTTCTTCACGTAGTACCAAGTTAGCCATCTTAAACTCCTAAAACTTTCAATGTTTGCCTTAAGTCGATCGGAATGTCTATGATATCGCCATTGAGTATATCGGATTCTAAAGCAACCCCGTTGTACCATGCGATTACCCACCAATAAGTGACGTTTCCATAATACTGATATGACAAGTTGTAAAGGCGATCTCCGTATTTCCATATGTGCTGCTGTGTCACAAGGGTCATGCGTTCTGAGATAGTAGGATTTTTTAAGATCGGTGTCTCGTAGTGGGTTATCGAGCCGACATTACGATTTTTTCTTAAATAAGAGTAATATTCCTCATCATTTGCAAATTTTTTCATTTTCTTATAGCGCATTTAAAATCCTCATTCGCCCTTTGAGTCCAAATAGCTTTGAGCCTCATCGGCCATGGCTTTGTCATAATCATTTGCCTTACCTTTGCGATCTTTTCTATTGTAGCGATCAATAGCTTTGTTCGCTCTTTTGCCACCAAGGGCGCCCATAAATCGGGTTTTGGCGTTGTCTTCTGCAGCTTGACGATCTCTTTCTTGTTGGAGTCGTTTTTCGTATTGCGCCCTGTTGTTAACCTTTTCATCGGGAGCCGGCTCTTTTAGGGCAACATCATACATCATTCCGGGACTTAAAGGCATTCCGTTTTCAGAAAACCCGATTGTTCTCTCGTGAATAACACTGAAATCTACTGAAACTTCGAAATTCTGCGGCATGATAGTTCCTACACGTTTTTCAAATATAGCGTGATTTTTAAAATCGGTATTAAACGATATATTGTTTATAGCTGCCAAAAGACCCTGCCCTGCATCGGAGGATATCTCCGAACCGTATCTTCCATATGTTCTTGTTCTATTCTGTTCATTAACCGGGAGAGTACCCAGTGCATCTGGACCGGGCATGTTGCTTTTTTGTATGAGGTTCATCATCTTGATTCGAACAAGTGGCGATTGCCCAATTGTATGTTCATTAAAATTAGATGCTCCGCCATTATTCGTTACGAAATACGAAGGATACTGAAACTGTGCTAATTTTTGCAGTCTGCCCATATTCTCATATGCTTCTTGCTCTGAAGACGCAGGAACGTCAAAAGCTAAGCTTATAACTCTTTTCGTACTACTATATGTGTAAATTGGATCAGTTCTGCCAAATACTGTTTCGCCTTTCCATTCTGAGTTAAAGTTTTCTGAATAAGTGGTTATAAAGGCTTTGAAAAAGACCTCTCTACCTGAAGGTAGGTGGTGAAAGGAAATTACAAACTTACCGCCATTGGCTAAAGCATCCGAGCCATCAACTATATGTTGGTTTCTTTCGCTTTTTCCATATTTTGATTGCCAAAAAAAGTTAGTATCGTCGCGTACATCTGACATTTAAACGCCCCCCATCATAAAGTAGCCTGCTTCGCTATACCGCCTACAACATTAACTACCTTCTTGTCAATTTCTTTACCATCTAAATTCATGGCAAGGTTGATGACGTAGGGATCGGGGTTGTTATTTCCGGCGGTACTGGCTGTGACTTTCGCTGTAACACCATCTGTAGTGGCTCCTGCTAGCTTTGTGGCAGTATCCGATGGAGCAGCCGTGTCAAAGCCCATAAAGCTCTTAACCGAGTCAGGAATAAGGTCAAATGCCCCTCCAACTAGGTCCATCAACAAACTACCAAGACTTGTGAACGGAAACAAGAGTGCATCAACCATCATTTGGGCTGCACTCATTAGGGAATCGGCGTCTAACATGCTGGTGATTCCGTCCATTATGGAACTACCAATGTCCATAAACACTTGCGAGGGAGACGCAATTCCTAAGAAGTCGTATACCCAATCAACAACACCATTCCACATATATTCAAACGTTTCGCCAATAAAGCCCCAGTCCAGAGCTTCCCAAGCTTCTTGAAAGCCCATTTCGACACCACCAATCATTTTATTGATACCTTGCCCTATAATAGTCAATAAACCAGTATCGCCCAGATCTACGCCAAATAATCTACCAATTGAGCCAATAAATCCGCCAAATATAAAATCACCGAGTTCAGCAAAAGCACCAAATGCACCGAGAAGACCGCCGCCTAAATAATCTGCGAAATCGCCTGCTGCAGCCTTGACTTTCATAAACCCTTCGATCATTCCAAATAGTGCAATTGTTATTGGATTTGTTTTTCCAAACTTAGTCAACATACCAAGCCCGCGAGTAAACATTGGCCCTATTTTGCTTCCAAGATTCAAGAGTTTCGAAACTGGTCCCATAGCCTTTGTACCTAAGCCCTTTATACTATTAAAGACGCTTCCGACTTTTCCTTTAAGTTTGCCCATAAACTCTGCAAACTGCATACCTTTAAATTGTATCTTCTCGAAAAGGTTTAACTTATTAGCGAATTTTCCTTTACCAGTAAGCCATCCGAACGCATCAACAATTTTTGTTTTGGTTTTTCCTAAGAATCCCCAGACTGCTTTTCCCGCTTTGATCATTTTTCCGGGAAACGCAATTATTCCCACGACAATCCCCTGTATGTTCGCTAAAATTTCTTTGAACTTTTCCCACATTTCCATGGCACCCTCAATCATACCAAAACCTGCTGCGATTTCATCGGGGACCTTTTCAGTTTGCTTCTGGTTCCACGCCGCAAGATCTTTCGCAGCGTTCATTAATCCCGGAGCAAATTTATCCACAACTGTCATTGCTTTTGCAGCAAGAGTACCGTATGCGGGCTCAATGGCTTTTGCGGCATTAGCGGCTAATTCCGTTTGTGAGCGAATATTTGTTGCCGCATCTTCAAGAGTTTTAACGGTATCTGTGCCATCGGAGCCGGCTGCTTCTTTTTCAAGCGCGCTTAAGTCACCACTCATAGCTGCAGCAAAATCGGAGACATTTTCAAAACCAGCAGCGTTTGCCATAAACATTTTTTGTTTACGTCCCATGTCTTCCATAGACACACCAGAATCCTCAATAGCATCACGGATCATCTTGAATCTTTCTGCCGGATCATCTTCCATCATCAGGGACATAGAATCAACAAAGTTGCCGCCTAGTGCCGCGTTTAAGCTACCTGCTTGTTCTGCGGCGCCTTCGAATGTATCAAACTTATCAGTCATTGCGACCAACTTGCCCATTTCAAGCCCTGTGACCTTTTGAATTCGAGCCATTTCTTTAAACGTAGGAATAGCAGTATCGCCTAGTTGGGATAGCTTATCTGCTTGAGCAACATAGTCATCAGTTAGTTCTCCGACTGGAACTTGCATCGCAAGAGCGGTTCTTCTCAAATCTCTCATGGTGTCTGCTGCTGTATCTGCGGTCATTCCCATGCCTTTGATACCCGATTGTAAGCCTTGGGTGTATTGTTCGTTTGATACGCCAACTTCAGCAAAGAGAGCAGCATCGTTCAAAAGACTCTTTTGCATATCTGCACTCAGCATGGTATAATCAGATACTCCCGAGACCAAGCCGTTTACTGCTTGCGTCATTTCTTCATAGCCCACGCCGGATATCTTTAATGTGTCCCCTAAACGAATCGAGACTCGCGATAGTTCTGCGGATACCTTACCTGTTCTCTCTAATTCGCGGGCGTAACTTTGGACGTCGTTTATATTACTAGACATCTCAACAATACTGTCTTTGGCTTTCTCCCACAGTTTGTTATTTCTCTTCAGTACGTCGGATGTTTTCTTAGCTTCTGCTGTATATTCTTTTTGCTTTTCAGTAAGTCTTGCTAATGCTTCTGCATGTTCATCCGTACCTTCGGTTGCATCCTCTACATCTTGTTGAAGTTTGGTAATTTCATCTCTAAGCTCTGCTACTCTGGAGTTTGTTTCCTCTATCTCTTCCGATGAAATCTTAACATTTACATTTTCGCCTTTCGAGACTTTGCCCTTGCTAGCATTAGCAAACCCACGCTCAATCGCGGCAATTATATCGTCAGTTGATGAAGCCAAAATTATCTTCCTTTACACAATAAATAGTAAAAGCCCAAAAAGATGGGCTTTTCTATTAACCGAATTGTTTCGGCATTTCGGGTTGATTAAACGCAGACAATGTTTGCGTTTTAGAATTCTTAGATTTGCCAGCATTTTCCATTGCTTCTTTTTCGGCTTCAAGCTGCTTTACGAGTCTTTCAGAAAACCACTTTCTTAGACCGATTGGTAAACTGTAAGCTTCTGAAAATGACCAGCCTCCGGAGTATTTCATGAAGAAAAACACTTCATAAACGCTCTCCATATACTCAGGCGTCAGGCCAAAAAAAGTCCGCGGTTAACGGCACCTCCATATCCTGCTCATATGTACAGTTTTCGCAACTGAAGTGCTGAGTCAGATCTATATTTGGTGCACATTCTTTGTATGCTTTTCTAAGATAGGCAGAATCCAATGAAGGAAGGTTTTCGGCAACGTAATTAAGTGCTTCGTTCTCTTCATTGTCATTTACTGATACTATCATAGCACGCAGTTGTCTGGTGATGATATTGTCGCCTTTGCCGGGTCCCTTCTTTTTCTTTTGGGTAGAGATTCTTTTTTCATCGTAGCCATTCAGTAATTTAAATCTGATGTTTAACTTACTATTTGGAAGAGTGGTATTAAACGTGCCATCGCCATTGTATTGGGCGAGATCACTACCGCCTTCTGTGACCTCTGCAAGGTTTAAATCAAATGAGTACTCTTGCTTGGTATCGCAAGCCGGACAAGTTACAGCGGTGTTATAATCGTTGCCGTAACCAGATACTCTGGAAGCGATAACAAGTGCGTTCTTGTCTCCGACCAAAAGAGACGTTACATCGATTCTTTTGTCCATGACAATGCTCTGTAGAACGCGGTCGATTGCGACACCTTGCTTTAAAAGCGACACAGAAGTTAAAATATCTTCTTCTTTGGCTGTCATCTGCTTTAACTCGATGTTCTCTTGGTTATGAAGCGGATGGCCCGGGGGATAGAATTTACCCTTTGATGGTAACGCAACAAACTCCGTAGGAACAACAAATGAAAATGGTTGTTCTGAGGGAGCTGTTGTGTTTACTATCGGAGCGTCTGTTTGTGGAGCCGGCGTTCCTACGCCAACTCGATCTTTATTTCTCGACAATATACACCTCTCTATTTATTGTAATTGTATTTCAGGAATTGAAGAAGCTGTTTCCTTGGAGCGCGACGGCAGAAGAACCAGCAACAGTCTCTATTCTAGCCCAATCGTAACGAATCTTTAAGCCTATTTCATTTAAATTGTCAGTTCCGTACTCTAAAGAGCCACCGAAGTCGATTTCTTTTACGAACGAGTTCCAAAGAGTCCAAGTTTCAAGGGGTTGACCATCAGCATCAATTTGTGTAATCACGATAGTGCCAAGGGCGCCTGCAGCTTTCGCTTTAGACATACTTGTCAAGTCTTCGTTAGAAGCCTTGGTAGGTGGTTTGTAACCACTAGCTTGCACGATTGCAGCCAATGTAGCAGCCGCATCAGGATCGCCAGCAGGATCAACCATTTTAATCTCACACTCATTCCACGAAACGGACCCGGGGTAGTAAAAAGTGTGATTTAAATATTTGTGCTCAGCTTCGGCAACTGTAAAAGTCGGTTTTGTGACTGACTTCGCATACCAAAGTAGAGGACCTCCGTTATCAGAGTTAATACCTGTGATACTAACTGTAAATCTAAATTGACGTTTTGGATCCTTGAGGTTTGTGTCCTCTCCAAAATTTGTTGACCAGAATGGCATTTTTAGTTTTCTCCCTTGAATTTAACTAGTTTGTAATTTTAATTTTAGTCATCGAAAGATGCACCAGTTGATGCGATTACGAAGTCAATTGCGATGAACTCAATTGCTCTGGCGGGCTTAACCATGATCTTGGCATAAAGAATGTTTTGATCAATGAGGTCTGCAGTAGTTGTGGTCTCGTCGAGAATCAAGCGATAATCGGTGATACCAAATCTGGTCTTGACGTTTGCCAAGAATGGTTCAATAAGTCCCTTGAATCTATCCCATGTGGCTTGCACATTTTGTTCGAAGAGAATCTGAGTCGAAAGGACTGAAATTTGCTTCTTGAGGTAGATGACCAAGCGGCGCACATTGATTCTATCAAGTGCCGATTGGCGCTCTTGGAGGGTCTTTTGACCGAGGACAACGATACCGTTTGCGGGGAACGAAGCAATTGGGTTGATTCGAGCATCGTAAAGTGTATCACGCTCCTTCGATGAAAGTCTCTCGGACACGCTGGTGATTGGAATCCCTGCGGCGCCCTCAGTGAGTCCACCGCGGTTGAAACCGGCTGGTGCGAACCAGACTGCGGACTTAGACTCGGAAGAACCAAGAACACCCATCATGGCTACACTTGGCGGAATCCAGACAAGCTGTCCCGTTCTTTCGTCACGGGTTTGTACCCATGGATAGAAGCAGGCGCCGTAGGAAGAGTCAACTCTTCTGTCTTTAAGAGCATTGGCGACTCCAATTGCATTTTTGTTAATGCGGTTTGGCTTGGTTTTGTATTCCTCGTGAGTAGGGGTATATACAGATGGAAGATCAATTATGGCCATCGCATCCGCTCTGTCTTCACACACATTAATCATGTGCTGTGTAAGCGCCGGCAAGTGAAGTCCAGGAACCGTAAGAAGGTTCATATCCAATAACTCAGGATCTGCAATCGTATCAATCGCTCTCTTATAGGAAGCATATACATAACTGTTGTCTTCGGTTGATGTGCCATCGGTCATCAGCGAGTTAGCAAGAGGATCTGGCTTGGTAATATCGAAACCATCAAAGCCACCCCAGAATGGGGCTGTGAACCTGTCGACACCTTCGTCAATGAGTGTCTTGTAGCTGCCAGTACCAGCACCAGTGACTGATTTTTCAATATTTCTAGAACCCGATGCATAGCTAAATATTGAAGATTCTTTACGAATATCATCCAAACTAAAGATGTATGCGTAAGGTTGCGCACCATAAAGCGTGCTACCGTCTGTAGGATCATCGGGGAAGCCAGCGTACAGAAGCCTGTGAAGATCTCCAAGCCCTTCAACTGGGGTAGAAACTCCAGCGGTTCGGGTGCTTCGGAATCCGAAATATGCATCTGTCTGTTGAGTCAGCCCACCGTCCGTAGAGGACGAGCGCTGAAGACTAGTTGGGAATGCGAATGTTCCAGTAACGAAACTAGCGGCGCCGGATCCATTATCGACACCACCCAGAAGTTGTTTACCAGTGGCGCCACCGGCGAAACCGTGGAAATCCTTATTGTAATAAATGGCAGCGTTGTTGTCTCCATCTGCAACTGTAGATTGTCTAAATGCATCTGAAAAAACTGCATCAGCAGTATTAACTCCAGCAGAGTAAAGGTCAGTTGCTAAATTTATGTTGTTCAGTCTATTTTGAATTGTGAACAGACCCATTCTTTGTGTATCAAGAACTGGTGACAAATTTGAATTACTAGATGCAAGAGTCATATTCAATTGTAATGACTTATTACCTGTCATCTCATTTGTTTCATTGATTGTGGATGCCACCATCTGAGGAGACTCAAAGTCTACATTCTCATTGATTGCAATCGGTTTTGCACTAGATAAT